GTAAAGCTGTAGATAGCCCCATCTAACTTTACTGTAATAAAATAAGCTATTAGCGTATGTCTTTTAACTTCGCTATGCTAGCCCGAGCGTTTTTGCTCGTGTCAGCCCTGTTGTTTGTTCAGGGTAATGACGATTGCCGTACCTGCATACGAGATTATCTCGAGAGAAACGTGTTGGGACTTTTTTCCATACAGAAAGTTTCTCGTGCTGAGTATTGGCCTATTCCAGCAACTGTGGTTGCTGAACACCTCACAACTCTAACGCCGCGAGTTCGGCTTTGCGTGTACGACGTTGGAAGTTGGGGAGGTGATGGGATGTGGCACCAAGTAGTTAGCCAGTGTTTGACTAACGTGACAGAAGGAAATAAACCGGTTATTCTCCTTATTGATATTAAAGGTGCCACATCCTTATCCCAGGTGCCATGGGTGGAAGGTTTTTGTAAAATGGCCAAAGGTGTTTCCTTTGTTAATGTGAAGGGATCCTCACATCTCCTTCATCAAACCTTTCTTATACTAACCGGCACCGTGGATGCACATAATTTACTAGACGCTAACACTAGACCGGCTTTTATTGCGCGTTTGGGATCATTTTTGTGCTTGGATCAGTGTGGTAGTATACGGCAGGATAGTGCTCGTTCTATTGAAGAGGTTATACCACACTTAGCTTGGAAACCTGATGAAGAAGGACCCAAGCGTGACTATCCAGAAGTGTTTATTCAACCAGGGATGGGTCACACTCGCTTGCCTGAGATGAGATATGAGGAAACTTTGTTCGACTTGTTTGTTGAAACAATTTTTTTGATACTTATTTTCTTGATTTGGTTGGTGGGTGTTTTATTCTCATTCACGTTGTGGCAATGGTTGGTTTGTTTAGCATTTCTTGTTAGTGTTGTGTACAAGTTATTGAACAATTTATGGGTACGATCTAGGGCTATTGAATACATGATGCATAAGCCAGATATGGTTCCTGAGGTTGTTCGGACTACGTTCAATACATTACCATGGGTTGATTCTCGTGTTCCAATTAACCATACCCATGGTATTGCTGCGGCTGATAGATCTTCTGCGTCACATTTCATTGATAGATTTGGTGACAATATTGGTAAGAAAGTTTTTTACTACCAGAGGTCTAGGTCTGATGAGCGTAATGGTAGAATGGGGTCGCGATCGTACTTTTGGGTTAAGGATTTGAATGCACAAGTCACAGCTTATAACCGACCCAAAGGATCAATGATTGCGATGGTCGATGTTGACCAATATTTGGACATGTCCGAATTTTTGTGTGGCCAAAGTTGCCCCACCATATTGTACACGTTTCAGCCTACGGAAGTGAGTAGAGAAAACGAAAACTACAGCTACACCTTCAATAAGGACAATGAAGTGAAGTATATTGTCACAGGAGGAGGTATTTATAGCCATAAGGTATGGAATTATAGCGTTGATGATTTGTTGGTCGTCAAAACATTTTGCTGTATTCCATATCAAGCAACCGCTTATTTAATCAATAGGCGGTCCACGTCCCAAGATCATGAAGTCATATTGTTGACTCCGTTGGGGACTTGGAATTATTTGATGGCTTGGATAGCTGTGTGGGCTTTGTCAGCAAGTTTATTGAGGAGGCTTGAGGTGTGTGTTAAGAGTGGTTTCTTACGCTTATACTCATACTCCTCAGAGGGTTGTTTTGTTTCCACGGGTAGGCCAGGAGAGTTAGCATCTACTATTATACCCATTAAGACTGATGATACCATTGCAACTTTGGCTCGTATTTCTAAGTATGATTTGACGATGCCTCAAGTGCAGTCTTATGTTGATGGAGACAAGATGTCGGCAGCAATATTGGTTGATTATCATAGGAATGTTAGTGGGGGTGATAAGGCCCCCGTTATTTGTCCAGTAGAAGAAGGAGTTCGACGTTACCAATTTGATCCTAAGAGATATGAACCTAGCGACAAGGCCACATTGGTTTCATTTATGTCCCCTTTTATCCATGCTGCCTATGCCCCTGATCGGTCTGTTGCCAACGAGGAACGCTGTATTAATGGAAGGGTTAACGAGGTCAGGAATAAGATATTGAAGATGACCCCTTTTATGACCCGCGTTATGCATGAATTCGCTGAGGCTGTTATTGACGTGTCGATGCGCAATACCCTGTTTCCCACGGATGATGATGAGGTGCGCTCTCGTCAAAATAAGCCTACACAGCGTAAAATTTATGAGCAGAACATTGGTGCCGACCCTAAGCGTGTGGTCCAAATGTTCGTTAAGAAGGAGGCATATCAGAAGGTGACTGATCCTAGAGCAATTTCCCAAATTAATGGTGTTGACAAAAGGGAATACTCAAAATATATGTACTCCTTAGAGCAAATTCTGAAGGGCAAAGAATGGTATGCCTTTGGGAAGGTGCCGATGGATGTAGCGCAGCGTGTCGTTGATGTTGTGTCGCAAGCAGATAGTGTGGTCAACACTGATTTTAGTCGTTTCGATGGACATGGATCTAATTTAATGCGTGAGTTGGAAAAGATACTCCTTCTTAAGGCATTTCGCCCAGAGTATCATAGTGAGATCTGTGAGTTGCATGGGTCTCAGCAGAATCTTAAAGCTTATGCGCCATTGGGTACCAAGTATAACACCGGGTTTTCCCGGGCATCTGGGTCCCCAGAGACTTCTATTTTTAATAGTTTAGTCAATGCGTTTGTGGCGTTTTATGCTTTGAGAATGACTGTCAACCAATATGGGAACTTCTGTAATGCCCATGAAGCTTATTCTCGCTTAGGCATATATGGAGGTGATGATGGTCTCACTGCAGATATAGATCCAGCTGTTTATAAGGAAGCAGCAAAGCGGCTTGGCCAAGTGTTAACTGTTGAACCATTGCTTAGGGGTTCTTTTGGAGTTAAGTTTCTTGGCCGTATTTACTCGCCTTATGTCTGGGAGGGTCAATTGGATTCATGTTGTGACTTGCGACGGCAGTTGTCGAAGTTCCATGTCACAGTTAATTTGGATTCAAATGTGACCCCTAAGATGAAATTGTTAGAGAAGGCGCGTAGTTTCCTCCAGTCTGATAGGAATACACCCGTGTTGGGGGATTTTTGTCGGCGAATTGAGCAGATTAATGGAGGTAAGATTAATGTTGACCCGCGCACTAGTCGTATAACGTCATGGTTGGCTCTTGGAGGTTTTGCTGATGAGAAACAATATCCAAATGCTCCTGCCCAGTGGATGATTGATTATATGATTAAAGAGTTACCAAATATTGATTACATAGGGTTTCTACAGTGGATAGATCGGTGCCAAACAATTGAAGATTTGATGTTGAACCGGTTATTGGAAGAGCCCTGTGATCCTGTTGTTTCCCACCCTGCTGTTGTGTCTGGTGAATTATTCCCACGTGATTCCAAAGTTTTTTGTATACCAGATGTAGTTAAACCAGATGGGTTTAATGATGAACGCAAGGTGGAGAGCAAGTATTTGATTCCTGAAGGGAAGCACGATCCTAAACCTAGACCTACGCTTTTGCGTGGTGATAATGGCTTGTTGTTTGCCAGTCAAAATTGTGATTATCGTGTTGGATCCCTTAGATCCATTAGTGAGCGAAGTAACTTTGTTGAAGCTCCTATGAGATCTTTTGCAGTTGTTAAGTATTGTCCAGTGATGAAGGTTGTTTCACCTGTTGCTGGACAAAGGGATGGTGGTTTTCCACTCCCTGTAGGGTCTTGTGAGGGGGCCCAAGCCCTCAGACGTGAGATGCAGCGTGCTGAGGTGGAGAAAGCTGTTGCGATGTCTCCAGGTAGGCGCCGTTGGGCGCCCGTGAAGAGGTTTCGGCCTAAGTTGGCCGACTTTCACGGATTGTAAACGGAGTAATTGATATCCAACTAGCGGTGGTGTATTGTGCAAATATATAACTAACTAGAAGACTTGCTTTTTGTCCCTATTTGGGGAGCTTTTGAGTTTGAGCCTTTTAAGATTTTCTAGTGATGTTTGATGCACCCCATCGTGATGTTTGCAATTGCCCGTAAGTCCTTGCGGTAGTGTCTAGGCTGCCGCGTGAGTTTAATTACTCTTAGTTGATAAGATGTCAGAAAGAAAGCGTGAGATGAAAGCTAAGCCCGTCCGTAGAGGGCGTAGACGAGGACGCGCTGGAGCGCGCCAATCTCAGAATGGTCGTCGAGGCAGAAATGGGAAGGGTGATTCTAAGGATGTATATGCGCCTGTGGCAAAGACTAAGGTCCGCCGAGCGCAACGCCCTAAGGTCACTCCTTTTTCAAACGGTGATTCACGTGTAGTGCACCGGGAGTACATAATGGACTTGGTTGCGGGGGCTGGTACGCCCTCTGCGTTTGCCGTTCAATCCTTACCAGTTAATCCTGGTCAGGTTAGTACATTCCCTTGGTTGTCTAGAATCGCCGCGAATTATGAGTCATATCGTTTTGACTCATTGAGGTTTTGCTACGAGACTGAAGCGTCAACGGCGCTTGGCGGATCACTGATCTTGGCCTTTGATTATGATGCGGCCGATCCTGCGCCTACATCTAAGCAACAGGCTTTGATGTACCGTAGTTCCGTCCGTTCTGCGCCGTGGACAGCCTGTGAACATAAGTCTATTTTGGAAGACTTGAGGAAAGCTAAATCTAACTATGTTAGACCAGGAGCTCAGCCAGCTGGTACTGATGTGAGACAATATGACATTGGTAACTTCTTTGCCATTTCGCAAGGGGTTTCCACGGCTGGTGCTACTCTTGGTGAGTTATATGTGGAGTACAATGTGGTACTGATGACCCCTGTATTGGAAGGGTCTATCAGTGCAGTTTTCGTCGGTGGTACTGTCGGTACAGACGGAACGCCCACGTTGGCTAATCCCTTTGGTGATGGCGTAAATCAATTGCAACCTTTTGCTTATGGGTTCACCGTTAATTCATTATCGGTGTTGAATTTCCCAAATGCTGGTACTTATGTGATTTCATGCCATGGCACCGGAACTGGGATTACTGGTATTAATTTTGACCCCTCTGTTGGGGCGGTCACACAAGTGAACCAAACTCTATTAGCTAGTGCTCTTGAGGGCGTGTGGGTCGTGGAATTTGTCTGCCCGGCTCCAGCGACCTTGGGAGTTGACTTCACAGCCGCTGCCACTACTATTGATGCACTTGAAATGTGGATTGGCATGGCCCCTAATGGTTCTATCGTCAATATTCCTTAGATGGCTTGGTTATGGACCCCGTGAGAGGGTCGCTGTAAACTCTTGGACTGTGTGTAATAAGGTAATGCCCTGTTGGGCGCATCTGGC